TTTTTTTTGAAAACTTCCAGTAGAAACTGTCAAAGTTTGAAAAGATGCCAGAATAACTGGCAATTTCAATCATTGAGATTATCTCGAGGATATGCGTTGTCCCTTTCTTGAACAACGCCAACAAATGATGTAGAGAGTGTAACCCCCCCCGTCATTTTGTTATTATCTTTAAAAATCTGATAAATCTTGTCGTTGATTAGTAACTTATCTGTAAATTCAGCAGAATTATAGTAAGAAACCCCTTCCGTAAAGTTGGCACCTTCAACGACACCAGTCATATTTGTATTACTCGACGCTGACACCGCCGATCCCCACAAAGGGACAGTTGTCATATATTCTGCGACAACTGGGATCAATTCAGGATCTTCTCCTGTATTCTCTGCCCATTTCATTTTCAATGCATAATTCTTGAGAGCCATTTTAAATAACTTTAAATTATCTTCATAATTAATCGGATATTTGTATTGCATGTAATATTTAAAAAATACTTCATAATACCTATCAAACACTTCTGCTGGATAGTATGACATCTCTAAAAATGATTGAAAAATCACTTGAGCCTTCCACTGATCAGGTGGAAGAGATGAATCTGTAAATGCTAACATCTTAGCAACACTGCTTGGATGTAAACAACCCAATATTTCTGTTTCATCATCATATAATACTGGGGTTCGTTTTAAAAATATAATATCTCCTGGCTTCTTCCAAGTGATATGTAACTCATGTTTTTGTGCTGGTGTAACAACCATTTTGACGAACGACGCAAAATGGAGTACTCTTTCTTCTGTAATAACTCCTTGAATCTCTGGAGGTGCACATATTACTGTATCATCACCCAAACAAATCATTTCCATAAGCTTGTGATTATTGTAATATTTGGATGGAATAGAAGCTAATGGAGTATGTACTTGATGGTGTAATTCAGAAATGAAAGAATGATGTGTTGGAGGTTGATTATAAATCTGCCACCATCTACAATAATAAAACATTTGAATAAACATAACATGAATTCCAATACTATTTAAATGAGTAGTACCAAAAACACCAGATGATTGTCCATGTTCCATAATAAAAACATTATTCTCAATAATGAAGACAGGCTGTTGATATGCTGCACAAATTAATTTCAATCTTTGTACATGAAATTGCTCATCAATTTCACTACTTAATTGCATATATGGTGTTAAACGTAACAAACGATAAACAATATTTGCTGCTGCTGAAAGATATTTCTGGGTCTTATCCCACTTTGAAACATCAAAATCACACATACAAACTGTCTGCATCATTTTCTCATAATCATGAAAGTCACCATAATCAAAAGCTCGCTTAAACATTCTATATAGACGAGCTCCAAATTCTGTACCAATTGCATTAATACCTACTTGAGGTGGTAACACACTCCGTTTATCATTCATCATTGCAAAAAATGGTGCAAGATACATCTTACTTAATACAAGGAACTCTGTATTACCTGACATAAAAACACGAACTAAACCATCTGCTAATTTCTTTTTTGTAATAATTTCATCCTTTAAAGTCCCAACTCCAATATTAACAACTGGAATACCTTTATCCAATCCTGACAATAACTCCTCAAGATATGTATTAAAGAATGCTTTAAACTGTAAGTCATCTAAATCTCCGCAGACTAAACCTGATTTCTTCAGCCATTTATAATGAATTCCAGCTCCAGTCTTCAAATTCAAAGGATTAATCCAACCTGGAACACCACGAATAACTTGATGTAATGTTAATGGATGATATTCTTGTAATTCATAAAACATACCATCCATATATTCTTTAAACACAATATCTTCTGCTTCATAGTATGATGTACGATTAATAACATCCCCAGCTGAAGCTAATTGTAGATAACAAGCTTTAAACGAATTAACATATTCTGTATTCTCATATAGC